AAAAATAGATAAAAATAGATAATAACTTTTTTTTATATATTATATACATTTATATGTTTAGTGTTCGTGTTCCTTTTTTTGGTCTTCCGCGCCCTTTTAATATTTGAATATCCGCTGTATCTTCTATTATTGATGTTATTTCTTCGTCACTTACTGAAAGAGTTTCTATATTATTATCAGTATCGTCTATTGATATTTTGCTATGAACATTTTTAATTATATTATCTATATCTTCGTATTGTTTTTTCTCATTATATTGTGATGGAATAGTTTTATTTTGTGTAAATTGAGGCATATTTGAAGGTACAGGATCGCTATTTAAAGAACCAAATAAATTACTAACCATATTAAATAATCCCATATTATCATTGCTCGAACCTCTATTTTGAGACATTTGTGGTATTTGTTGTTGAGCATTACCCATTACATATTGTTTCGCTGCCGCATTCTGAAACTGTTTCATTAATTCAGGATTAGAACGTAATACATTTTCAACATCAGGCAATGGTTGTTCTTTAAACATTCGACTTGTTAAATGAAACATAAACGCACTTCCCGATAAAGAAATGAAAAGTCTTAATTCGGGTGCCATTTTCTTTCCTGTAGCCTTATATTTATAATGTAATTCTTCAAAAATATCATCATAATCATTGATATTTTCATTTACTTGCTCTGACCACCCGTCTAATTTAATTGAAAATGGATCATATCGCCCATTAATATATTCAGTTCCTGAAATAAAAGCCATTAACATTTTTTGCTGAAATCTCACACTACCATCTAGTTCTTTTTCCCTTATAATTCTATTATATTCAGTTCTCATCTCTTCAATATCTGAATTCATATTGAATTTAAAAGGTATCTTAAAACCCTTTGATTCTAATCTGTCTAATTGATATATTATTTCTCTCTTTTCATTTATCTCGTTTTTAATTATTTCTTTAGGGCTTAAAAAACTATTATTTTTATAATTGTTATTATGTTTATTTTTTTTGCCGCCTCCACCGCCACCACTTCCTTCACTGCCACCACTTCCTTCACTGCCACCACTTCCTTCACTGCCTTCACTGCCTCCACTGCCTTCACTTCCTTCGCTTTCTTCACTGCCTTCGCTACGCCCGCTTTCACTTGTACAATCGCTTGCGTTATAATCGTATTTCTTTTTTTTTCCACTTTGCGAACTTTTTGAACTGTATAGACTTTTACCACTATTTTTACTTTCGTCACTATCGCTTTCAGTTTCTATTTTTGTAACCCTACCAATTTTATCTTTATTACGATAAATATTACCTATATTTTTCATATAGTTTTTTTTACCACCTGAAGAACTTCCGTTAGAAGAACCTGACGACATTGATATAACATCGTCACTTATTTTCTTTTTATTAAATAATTCGCTATTTATACCAATACTGGACTGTTTGTTCATTGGTATATTAAAATCAAAAGACGGTGTATTAAAACTATCTTTGTTCAATTCTATTAAATCACTATTTCTATTATTATAATTTGATAGTAAAGCCATATTATATATTTATTTGGGTATCAAATGTTTATATATCTATTATAATTTTTAAATGTTTATTAATACGCATTTAGAGAAAAAAAATATTTTTTAGTTATTTCTATTAGATAGCCACGATAACCAAGCGTCATAAAATAATTTACCTGATTTTTTATAATATTCTGGATGAAATTGTATCCCTAATATATCTTTCTTTTTATAATATAATATGTCTATCATATTTTTTCTTTTCATTACAACATCTATATTTTTGCCTACTTTAGTAACTATATCATTGTGATTATATCTATATTTAGTTTTTATAATATCAAAAGGATACTTTATTTTTAAAGGTTTATCATAGTTTCTAATATATCCTACGTCTCTCGTTCGGACATTAGATAACCTCCCAAATCTTATTGCGATATATTGCATTCCGTAACAAATTGCCAAAATATGTATCTTGTTAGCATGCTTAAATATTATCTCAGGAACTTTGGGTGATCTTCTATTAACTAGGCGATAATCAGAACCAGAAATTATAATCGCATCCAATTTATCCCCGAGATTATTAAGCAATTCTATGATGCCGTCTTCATCGTACCAATATCTAAAACATAATCTCGCCTTTCTTATAGATTTTTTAAAACGCATTTTATCAATATTGTTCATAACACGATTACTATACATTAATATTATCAATATTTTAGGATTTTTCTTTTTTTTCATTATCTTCATTATTATCAATGTTTCTAATATATATTTTATTATATTTATTCTCAATGTTATCTTTTATATTACTTCTAATATATGAAACTGCCTGTAAACACGCATCGCTCAAATCATCCTTCTTCTTATTTTCATTAAATATCTTTTTTAAATGTTCATCTTCACTTATATATTCGCGACATAATTCTATACTAAGCATCTTGTTCATTTTATATTTATCGCGTCTAAAACCTTTCTTATTTTTAACATCGCCTTTATCGTCGGATTCAATATTAATTATATATTTGTGATTTTTTGTTTTTAAGGAAGCATTTACAAGAACTACACTCCCGACCTCTTTATCCCAATATTTAATTAAACTAAAATAACCATATATTATATGTTGAATAGTCTTCATTATTCCATTTAAATTAGATGGTTGATTCTCTATTAAAACATATTCTATCATATTTATATTTATATTCTTGAGATTTCCTATTATATTATCCATCTCAATATATATTCTTTCGGATATATCTTCTATCCCTTTAATCTCTTTCTTTGATGACGCTAATGCTATTATGCGCCAATCGAGAATTTCTAATATATCCGTCTTCTTTATTATACATACCGCCAAATTCTTAACCCCAATATCAAAACTTATATATATCATATATTAATATATATTATTCATATCCTTATTTACTCAATAATTTTACTATTTTTAATTATTTTTATTAATACTTTTTTGAATTTCGGCTACTATTTTAGGTGTATATGATGTGATATTATAATTTTTAATAAGTGTTATTAAATCTTTCCAAAAAGTATCATTATTATATTTTGAATTGTATTTATTTATTCTCTTGCATTTTTTATATAACCATTTATATAATTTCTCTAAATTTTCTGTAGTCTTATTTGATATCTTACTTATTCTTTTTTCTTTAATTAATCTATCTATATATCTTTTCAAATCTTCGCATTTATGATTATTCGGTAAAGTCTCGCGCAAATCATAAAATTTCATATAATTATATGATGGACATATTAATAAATTTTCAGTATAATCTATAAATGTTGGATTATTATCTATTATTAATAGTCTCTTACTGATATCATATTTATTAGGTATTTTTAAACTTTTACTTATTAATGGCAATACTTTGGCAATAGATTTTTTTATATTTCCATTATTATCTATTATACAATTATCGCGCGTTAATAACGGTCTATCAAATTTAAAATTATTATTCTTTTCTATTATCGCTATTTCTTTATTAGCCCATTTTTTCTCTGATGCCGTATATATGTAAAAATAGCACAATGGATACTGTTTTTTCATAGCCGCTATAAATGTAAAAAAGTATGGTCTTATTAATAAGGATTTGTCGGAATAACTTTCTTTTAAATAATTATTACATAATAGTTTATGTTTATTTAAATTTTTTATATTATTTTTTTTTATTAATTCAATAATATTATATAAATCACATTGATAATTACAATCACCTATTATTGTTCCGTCCAAATCTATTATAAATATATAAGGTTCTGTATTAGATCTTTTATCTTCTTTATTATTCATTAAATCTATTATATTATTATATTAGAATATTGCTTTATAAATAGAAGATAAATAATATAATGTCTCAATCGTATATTTATAATACAAATAATATTTCAAAAAAAAATAATTTTTCAAATTCAATGAATAGCAAACTTATTGATACATATGATAAATCTAATATAAAAATACCAGAATTATTAATTAAATATTTTAAAAATAAAAATTTAAAATACAATTTAAAACAAAGAATTTTCTACTACAATCATATATTAGAAAGATTAAAAAACATTAGTAATAATCAATGTTTAGTAGAGTATGATATTAATTCTAAAAAAAGTAATAATAACAAAGGCTATAGTATTAACGATACAATATTTCTTACTAAAAAATTTGGTTCTATCAGCAAATACGGATATATTTATATCACAGCCATTAGAAAAGAGATAGGCAAATTTCCTATAGCATCAAAAATTATGATTAATAATAGTGTAAATTTGTTTGAAGCAAATACTAATTTAAAAATAACAGATAAAATTGTAAAAACTATGTGTTCAAGACATTTTATTCTTACATATAAAGTTATTATGTGCGATAAAATTACTAATAAAAATCTACCTGACATTGTTGTCAACAAAAAATATTATGTTTTATTAAATGAATTAGCGAGAGGCGATTTAAAACAATTATGTAGTAACAAATTATTTCTTAAAAATGATAACATATTATATAATGTTTTTATTCAAATTATATTATCTATATCGACATTTCATCATCTAGGTTATGTTCATGGAGATTGTCATTGGGGTAATTTTCTATATCAAATAAATTATGGAATTAATAAAAACAGTTATCATCATTATAATATATATGGTAATAGTTATTATTTAAAATCTTGCGAATATACTATGTTTATCTATGATTTTGGTTTTGCTAAAAAATTAATATCATCAAATATATCTACAATTGAAGCCGACTATGTTAGATTAATTAATGCTTTTAAAAATAAAAATATAGAACCTAAATCATGGATATCTGTAGATAACAATTTACCTTCTGATAGTGTAGGATTTTTTGTTAAATTGTTTAAAAATTCTATATATGAAAATACGTTTGCTAAAAATAATAATGCAATGTTCTTAGAGAATTTAACAAATAATACAATTATACCTATTTTATTAAACGCTCCTAATAATATTTTTGTAAATAAATTACCACCAAAGGCTACTATAATTAATAAAAAACCTTATTATATTAATAAGAAAATACTTATCAAAAATTAAGAATAGCATCAGCCCTTTTTTTATTATCGTATATATATTTACTATTTCTTTCTTCAATGTATTTAGTCATACTCTCAAAACCAACATATATCATTTCATCCATCTCTTTATTTGTAACATGTAATTTCATACCTTTTCTATTAAATGTAATATTAATAGCATTATTTAATACAAGATTCTTAGGATTATAATAATCAATACAATTACTATCTTGAATTTCTTTTAATAAAACCTGTTTTACTCTTAATATATTTAAAATAGTCATCAACTGTTTTATAATATATATTAAATTAATATTTTTAACAGGTTCATTTATATTATTATTATTATCTTCTTCTTTATATAAAATCATACAAATTATATTTTCTTTTGGAACATTCGCAAATATTTTTATAGGAAAATTATTAGTTAACGCACCATCATAATAGTAATAATCATTTATATTAATAGGTTTAAATAATAATGGTATAGCCATTGACGCACAACAAGCCTTATATACGCATATATTAGGAGTATTTTCAATAGAAAAAATCTCGTTTTTGCATGTATTTATATTAGTACAAGATATATATATATTAATACCAAAACTTTTTGATAATTGTGAAAATGTAATAGTTTCTGAAATATCTTGAGTATTATACTCATTTAATAAACACATTTCCGGATATTTTTTTTTTACAACATTTTTCAAATGTTTAATAAAAATTTCTGTATTAAATAAACCATATTCTGTAATTAATTTAATGTATTTTTTTATTGATAAATGACATAATTCACTATCATTTTTAGAAATATATAATATCTCTTCCATTTCTTCAATCGTTAATTTAAAAACAATCATCAATCCAATAAATGCCCCTATTGAACATCCAGCAATATGTTTTATATTTTTATTTATATTATTAATATATATATATCGTAACGCACCTACAAATATTACACCTCTCATACCTCCGCCTGATAAAACTAAATGTGTAATATTCATATATTAATTATAAATAATGATATATATAAGAAAATATATATATATTTTCTTATATATTTGAATTGTATTCTTGTATATTTATTTTGTAATATATAAGAGCCTCTTTAGAAGCATTATTTTCTGCCTCCTTTTTTGTATTTCCTATAGCCGTCGAAATAATGCTTCCATTTTTATCTTTAACACAATAAGTAAATACTCTTATATTATCTTTAATCGCCACATTTAATTCCTTAAATTGAGGAGTATCTTGTAAAGAATGCAACATATGAGATACAAGCATATCCTTGTAATTATTTTTAATTCTAATAAGTTCGCAAAAATCTATATAATTCTCTATAATATATATAAGCCATGATTCTACAACAAAATAGCCAGCACCAGATGATGGATTTATATTTATATTTGGAATAATAACATTATCATTATCTGTTTGAAAATCTAAATATAATGCCCCTAAAAATGCCTCAAATATGTCCTCCATTATTTTATAGTTATTTCTTCCCCCAGATTCTTCAACCTGTTTTGATATTATGGCAAACTTCGGTAATCCTATTTTATCGGATAAATATCCAAGCATTTTTCCATTTACTATTTTTGTCCTAATTTTAGATAAAAATCCTTCGTTTTGATCAGGAAATCTATTATATAAATAATTTGCTACAATCATTCCCAATAAAGAATCTCCTAAAAACTCCAATCTTTCATACGACATATCCTGTAATGGTAAACAATCATTGGGACAATTAGCATTACTTTTTTTAAAATCTGTATTTTTCATAGTACAATATGATTTATGAACGAATGCTACGCGATATAAATTAATATTTTTTATTTTTAAACCAGACAAACCGTTATTTTTCAATAATGTATATAAATCATCTTCGTTTAATAAGATATTTTTAGAATTATACGGTTGATTCTCAATGTCTATATCCATTGTCTTATTGTGAATATTATCAATTCTTTTCATGTTTAATTATTTAACAATAATTAATAATATATCATTTTTTATATATATAAATATTAAATGTATTTTTCTTTTAAATAGAATAAGATAGTAAATGAGTGCTGATATAACAGCTCCTCTAATACAACTTGATTCGGTTGCTATAGGGTTTCAACTTGATGACGAAAATGAAGCAAAAAATATAAATAATTTAAATTTAACAAATGATGAATTTTTAGTGGTTGGTGAAAAAACTTATATTCCAGGAGATACTTCAAATGTTAAATGGAATCTTATAGTAAATACTCAAGGTACTGCTGTTAATGCTTCAAGAAATTTGGCGCGTAATAATTTGACTCACGATACTTCCTTATATGTTGATAAAAATATCTATTGTTCTGGTATTATTAAAGCGGCTGGTTTAGAACTAAGTAATATTAGAATAGATAATACTAATCCCATAACATGTAATTTAATTAAAGAGTTTATAGTTAAAACCAATGATCTTGTTGTATCACAACCATTTCAAACAGGATATATAACAAATTATAGCAATCTATATAATATTAATTATGATGTTAAAAATATTTTTACACCTAATTATGTTACTTTTGGCGGACATGTTGATACCTTTAAAAATACTCATCCTCTAAATATTGTTTCGACACCAAATAATAATTTTAATAGTATGCATATTTCTATACGCAATGATACGAATAACAGCGAAGAACCTGTTAAAATGTGTATGGGTATTATTGGTGGAAGTAATATATCCCCTGCTATTATATCTACAACAAAAGGAGTACCTCTTGAATTTCACGTAAGTCGTTCATCGGCAGATATTAATATGGCATACGGTACTAAATCGTTCCCCATATATAATACTACCAATATTCCTGCGATGACTATTGATGCTAATAATAATGTAGGAATAGGTACAAATTATACTAGTTTTAAAATCTATAATAAAAAAAATTTTACAAATAATAGCACAAATAATATAGAATTAAATGAAAAATCTAAATTAGAAGTAAAAGGTTTGTCTACATTTGATGATATTTTATTATATGATTATCAAACAAAAACTTATAAACACCTTGATGATATATATATTCGCGGTATGGGCTTAGGTTCTCTAAATGCCACACAAATAAATGGTGGAGATTTTACAGATTCTTTGTATAGATTTACTAATAATTTATCTATTCTTAAATTATTAAATACAAATAATATTAATATTGATAATAATGCTATAATAGGATGTAATTTAACAACTAAATTTTTAAATGTTAGCAACCATTCTATATTTGACGGTAGTGTATCTTTTAACAATAATGTAGATTTTGATAATGTAGAAAATATTAATATAAATAAATTAAATATAACCAATGATTTATTTATTAATAATATACGTGTAACTCCATTAAATACTACTGATACTTTTACTGGTAATTTTGAGAAAAGTTTAGTAGATGGAAGTAATTATATTTTTGTTTATATTAGCAGTAATATAGCATCTCTTGATGCTAATTGTAATGTTAATTTTCCAAATAAATTAGGATTAGGGCTCACAAGCAGCGATGGTTTCGATGGTATTCTAAATATCACTAAAAATGATAGAACTACAAGTAATAATTTTGATATATTATTAAAAAATACATTAGAGAATAAAAATTATATAGCAAATATTGGAAGATTGTCACGTCTTGATTATAACGATAACAGTTTAATATTTAATACAAATAAAGTAACAGGAAAAAAAAATAATATATATTTTTACCCATCAACTGATATATCTATATTAACTTCAAATCGCTATCTTCCTAATTTACAAAATACACCTCCGACATTATCTTTATTAGAAGGAAAAGTTGGTATTAATAAATTAATTCCCGATAATATGTTTTCACTAGATATTAATGGTATTGTAGCGGCAAACGATTATTATGTTTCTCAAAATAATAATTTTAAAAGAACTAAAAATTTTATTTATAATAATGATAAAAACTTTTTTAATTTATACGATTCTACAACTGATAAATTTTGTATTAACTATAACGAACTATTGTCATTTGCTTCTGATATGAGAGGTCTAAATGTTAAAAAAGGTATTAATGCTGATTTATATTATCAAAATAACATATTATTAGAAACACTTCAGCAAACAAGTACTCCCGATAGTTTTTATACTAATAAAAATATATCTATCGGTTGGAATGGTGAAGAAAACGTCACACCTTTACAAATAAGAAACTTATTTACAAATGATTATAATTATTCGACTATACGTATTTATAGAGGAGTTAGAGGAGGAGGTCTTTTTAATAACGCAGATTATAGCGGTATTGATATATGCGAATATGATAGAGATATAAATCAAGATAGAAATAATGAAAAATGGTTCATTTATAAAAATCATAAATATAATGATCTAGACGCAAGAGATTATATGAGAGTAGGTCCTTTACAAATAGGGTATACTAATAAAACAGTAGAACCTACGTCGTATGGTATGTCATTTTATTATGATACAGAAACTTCTAAATATCATATAGATGTAAATAAACCTGAGATATCATACGATGATAAATCCGCAATGACAATATATGGGGATTTAAATGTTCATGGTAATATCAATATTTTAGATAATGACGGATGTAATTTTAATTTTACAATGAAAGCATTATCGTCAAATTTACAAAGAGTAAATAGATATATAAATTATATATCGAGTTCAAGTGATATTGATAATGGATATTCTCAATCAGATAATAAAATAGCCATGTCTATTGATATTTTGAGACCTAAAGAAAATATCATAATAGATGCTGTTGAAAATGAGAAGATTCCTGTAATAATTAAAAATATGAATGACGCGAATCCTGTTACAAAATTTATTACTTATTCAAAATCTAATATTTGCTATTCTATGATAGAACTTGCTATTTATAACAGTAATTTGCAATTAATAGATGATAGTCAAGATAAAGTAAATAATATTAAAAATTCTATCCAAATCAGTGTGGGCAATAATAATAGCAATACGTCTCTTGATTTTAATGTATATAATAATAATGCTTATAAAAATTTCTTACGTTTTATGAATAAAGTTAGTGATAATGGGGACGCCAATAGTACTATAGCACATCTTGGTCTAGGTACTGATAAAAGTTCTAATATTTTATTACATATTGATGGTAATGAAAAATATGGTTTACAAATTACAAATAATAAATACCCTGCTTCTATTAATTTATTAAATTCAGAGGGTAAAAATGTATATCACACTATTTCTGGAGGTGATTTTCATAATAATCATAAATTTACTATTGATGTATCTTCATCATTGCCAAATAATACTATTAATGAACCAATATTAACTAATGTTTTTACAATAGATGCATTCAAATATAATGAAGATAAACGTAGAGGTGCGCGTTTTGGATTTAACGAAAACTTTTTAACAGATAATAATCAAACATTTGTAATAAAAAGCGATTATGATACTGTTCCTATGGCAATTACAAGTAGATATAGTTATGAATATATGTTTAATAGTGTTGTTAAAATAGATTATAATAATGTATCAATTGACTTATTATCATCCAATTGGAATAATAATAATAAAAAATATTTCAGTTTATATAAACAAAATATATCTACGTTGCCTGCTGTAGATGACAATTTAAATCCTATTACATCAAATAATATTAAAGACGAAGAATTTATATTTAAAACAAGCAATACAATATCAAAGAATTTGTCATATATTTCAGTACATTCTAATATTAATTATCCATATTTCTTTAGTAATTTAAATATAAATTATCTATCTTTTAATCAAAATTTTAATATTACACCAGATAGTGTAAAAGATGAATTTAAATTAACACGTGATAATAATTTTAATATAATACCTAAACAAATATTTTATAGTAGCAACGATGATATAAGACCAAGTGATATTATTGAGAAAAGTTTTGTAATATATAACAATTCGGTTTTTAATATAGAAGATAATAGTAATATACTTTTTGATTATACATATACAAATAAATATAATATCGCTTCGACGGTTTCTTGTAATATTACTATTACAAATTATTCAAATTTAGAAACAATAGATAATAGTAATTATTTTAATATTAGTAATTATATTACGACAACTCTTTCTACAGGAACAAATCCATTTAATGATAATAATCCAAAATTTGAACATATTTATACCGATTTTAAACAAAGTAAAATAAATATCAATGAAAAATATATTCAATATTCTAATAGTTATTTAAATACTTATACAACAAATGTATTGAAATATAATTCGAATATATCTTATGATGGTATATTTTATTCTATTCATTCAAATTATTTAAATATTACTACATCAAATATAATATTTGATAATCTATTTGATAAAAATACAGCATATTTAAATATTACTTCAAATATTATTGATGCAAATAATATAATCTTTAAAACATCAAATTATTCTATTAATACTAATGCTAATTCAACGCTGAGAACTATGAAATTTGAACTCTTAAGTTCTAATATTATTATTGATACATTTGATATATTGGGAAATACTATAAATAAAAATTTAATTATTGAAGAATATTTTAATGATTATTCTAATCATAATTTAAGTGATATCAGTATAGGTATTAGAAACTATAATTATAGAAATTATAAACCTCATATTTCTTTAATTAATGATGTTGAAAGAAATAATAGTATTTTTGAAGGTCATGAAATATATAGTTACGATGGTATTTTTGAGATAAAATATGCTAATTCCGACAATAACCAATTTGTACCTCTTAAAATTGATAGTGACGGTAATATGTTCATTAATGGAGGCTTAGATATGAAAGGAAATTTAAGATTTGATGGACGTATATATGATGCCAACGGCAATGATTTAATTGAGATATTAAACAAAAATTATTATAAAGAGTATGAAATAAATTCTAGTAATATTCACTTTAATTCTTTAGGTTCAAATGGTCTTGAAATAAATGCGTATTCAAGTTGTAATCACGAAGATTATAAATTTTTTTATGTTAAAGATTATTTAACTCCCAATATAATTAATGATATTTTAGTTTTACATAAATCAGATTTATTAAATAATAAGTATAATTTGGATTTATACACTGATTTATATGTTAGTTGTAATTTATATATAGAAGGGCATGGTAATAATACATCCTTGTCAGTATTACAAAAAAGAAATACAAATATTATTGAAGCATCTAATTTAGATCGTGAAGTATTAACATTAGCCTATGATGGAAG